CAAAAGCTCCGCTTCCAAAAGCACCTAGAATACCTTTACCAGCTAAATAAGGTGCACCAAAACTAGCTGCTAGATAAGGTAAGGCAGGTTTAATTTCGTTAGGGATAATATTGTCAACGACTCTTGTGATAGGTTTTAATGCTTTTTTAATTGATCCCATAATGTTCCTTTGTATACCTAGTTACAACTCTTGTGATAACTCCTTCATCTGTTACACGAAGCCACTTTACAGGTTTATTATAACCTAATAGATTAGTAAAGTATTCTTTAGTCTCTTTCATAATATCTTTGACGCTACCTAAACAAACAGTATCAATATGCCAGGGGATGTTTCCACTGTCATAATCTTCAGGGTTTAATTCGGCGGTTGTCATAAATCTTTTCTCTGCATCCTTATTTAAAAATGCCCAATTCGTAAAAGCAAAAGGTAATCCATCTTTGTAATGAATCTTGTATTGATTCAGATCTACGGACGGGGCGATGTGTTCTAGCACGTCCTCGAACGTGTGATCTTTATAGCGAGGAAACGACTTATAAAGTCCAAAAGCTACGGTAATATCGTATAATTTACCAGTATCTATCATAAATACATTACTTTTTTTTGCCTCAAAAATCAACTATTCATCCTCAGATTTTGATATAACATCTGGCAGTTTAGCCACTTTTATATTGACACTTCTAGATATATCCTCTTGCTTGGTGTCAGTATCTGGATTGTTAACATCATCTTCGGCTTCTTTATCAGATTTGTATTCAACATTTGTTTTAAGATTTTTCACTGTAATTTCAGTTTCAATCTCAACGTCTTTAATAACCTGACCATTGACTATTGTGTCAACCTTGCCTTTTTCTACAAAAGATACCATTTTTACCTCCTTAATCTCTACTTATTTCTAATATTGATGCTACAACATGTAATCTATTAGCATTTGCAGCGGTTACTTTTAATATTTCACTTTCTTGTAGTATTAGTGGTTCACTTAATAATTGTTCTGTTGCGTGACCAGCTACAGTTTTTACATCAAATAATACAAAAACAGCACTAGCTGCATCTGTTAATGTTAGTGTAATTGTACTTCCATTATTACTATCATCACATACCAATATAGATTTTACAATCGCTCTAGAGTTAGAAGGTGTTGTATATAATGTTGTAATATCTGTAGTTGTTAAATCTATCTTTGCGTTTTTATATATATTAGCCACTGATAAACCAAGAAAATCTTTCCTGCTCCTGTTTTAACTCGTCTAAAAATGTAGAATTTAATTGTTCTATAATAGTTGTTATAGATCTGTTTATTTGTTTTTGATTAGAGATATCGTATTCTTGTTTCGGTTCTGGTATTTTTACATTTATCTTTGCCATTATCTGCCTCCGTCTTGTTGTACGTCTAAACTAAATGTACCAAATCTCCAACTTTGATCAATGTCATCATTTTCTATTTTGATATTAACATATCTACCACGAGCTCTTGTATCTTTTTTAGTTGTTGATGAGGTAATAGAAAAAGGACTCAATCCAGTAGAAGAATCTTCTTGTGAGGGAAAACGTTTCACGGCCAACGTTACTTTGGCTGTGCCTTGTAGAACTTTAAAATCTGGTATAAATCTACGAACAGATAAAAATCTATCCCCTTCTGTGCCTTGGCCTTCTAAGTCAAAGTCATAGGATTGTACAAAAGAACTAATCGCGGTACTCGATCCGTCTGTATTGATTTGATTATTACCAATCTCATGTTCAAAATATATTGTAGCCCCTAATCCCGTAACTCCTTGTATCGTTGGAAAAGTTCCGGCGTCAGTAGAGTTATAAGAAGTTGCATAAGGTTTAGGATATATTTTAGCATCCATCCAAGAAGTTCTACCCTCTGTGCTATTATACCAAATACCACCCGGCACTTGAGAACCCATAGATTCTAAATAATTATAAGCAACTAATCTATTATTAAAACTTTGACCAGATGTGGGATACCACCAAATAATCTCTGTAAATAAATTATTAACACCTGCTGTTATTTGTTGCCCTTTTGTGAGATCAATATCATCATATACAAAGTCTTCAACAGAACAGGGTAGAGATTTGACTGTACCATCGAATAAGAAGAAACCATTATTACTCATCCAGTAAGCAACACCATCTATTTCAACAGCTGCATTTTTACCTATCAAACCACAGTTTGTGCCTACTTGCTCAAAGCCAAATGTAAAAGGTGCTCCGATAAACTTCATGGTGTACAAAGCTGTATCTGTCCATATTAGAATTGTTTCTTTTGCCTTGATAGCACCAACTATTTTAGTTCCGTCTTGTAATCTTTGTGTACCTGCTGCGTTAACTGCAGAAGGTATAAAAGTATTAATATCTTCTTGATCACCAAACCGGATAAACATGTCATCTTGTGTGTTGGCTGTACCTATTGTTGTTTCTGTTCCAAAGTGAATTAAATGTCTTGTGGTAGGTGATATTAAAGTAGCTCTAGAAGCTGTTGGATTATTAGAAGTAGAAAAACTAGAAGTGCTTGTTGATGCTCTGTTTGCTGTAGGTGTTGTCGCTCCCGCGTTCCATGTAAAGGTTTTACCATTAGCGACTGTTGCAACTAATACCTGACCAAAGTTATCAAGGGACCAAAGACCTGGCTCTAAATCTACTTGATCTGCTTTGACAGCTACACCCCATCCACCAAAGTCTGTTGCATTAGTAGCGGTAGCTCCATCACTATGTGTCGCTGCGGTGCTTCCAAGAGCTCCTCTTGTACAGCCTGTTAAATCATTTGTGGATTTACCTGTATAGGTAATAAGTTCTGAGTCTACTAAGATTGTACCTGCAGTAGGAAAAGCTGTAGCACTTGTTAGAGTAATAGTTGTCTCTGATGCATCTAACGCTTCGTTTACAGTTGTCGCTGCAGCAGAATCAATTGTACCACCCCAGTTACCTACACCCCAACCATAACCATAAGTTTGTTCTCTTGGACCAACAGGTTCATAAAACTTACAAGTCATAGATCCACCTGTTGATATTGAAGCTGTAGCCGCCGCGGTTGATGTGATTGTAAAAGTTGTAGTGCTAGGTGCTGTAATTATTTGAAACTTAACATCTTCAAAATTAGATGCGCTAAGACCTGTGCCACTTGGTAAAGTAACACTATCTAGTTGCATCATATCACCAGCTTTTGCTCCGTGAGCAGAGCTTGTAGTAATAGTAACAGAGGCTGATTCATCTGTTGTAGCCATCGTTGAAGAAGTCAAAGAACTTTTAATAGGTGTTATGTCAAACAACTGACCTTCAAAATATAATAATAAAAACTTATCCGTTCCGAGAGCCACGTATCTATTACCATCTAAATCTGTGAAAGGGTGTTGTGCTCTAACAACACCAACTATCTTGTCCGGTAAAAGAGAAGACCAACCTCCTACCTTTTCCGGTAGACCATAACGAAAACGTACATTGTTAGAATCAACAAAACGATGTTCGGCACCTTTGGTGGTGTCTTGTTTGTCTATGCCAGGTAAGAAGTCTAGAGTTACGAGAGCCATTTACTCTCCTTAGACTTTATCTTTGTAAGACCAGCCACGAGTCGCGTTTAAAAAGACTAGTGTAAAAGCCGCTCCGTTCGTTGATACGACAAGATTGGAAGCTGAGCTGTTAATATTAGAACTGTTCCTTGCAATAGTTAAATTATTAGAACCAAAAGATCCTTTTGCATCTATAAAGGTAACTTCATTACCAACACTAGGAGAAGCTGGCAATGTTACTTGTCTTGCTGCTGCACTTGTATCTATAATTAATTGATCATTATTTACCGCTACATAGTTTCTATCAATAGAATGATAACCTTTTTCTACGGATAGTTGAACTATGTTTGTTCCATCAGAGTAGACAACCATTTTTGAGGCAACCGGCATTGTTACACCTGTACCTGATGCTGTCTTAAAAGTTAAAGTATAATCACTAGTGCTTCTTGATGTACCATCTTCTATCAAATACATCTTTTCTATAGAATCAGGAACAGTGACAGTTCTATTAGCTGCTAAAGTGCCTGTAAATTTTATTATCATGTTTCGTCCGTTAGACGAAGCACCATTACTAATTGTTAAAGTTTGATCAGAAGATGCAACATTAAGAGATAAATAACCACCAACAGCCTCTTCTACTAATTGTAGATTAGTATTAGTAGTAGCTCCCCATAAACCTGCTTTTTCACCTGTAGTGATTAATTCAAATTTTTGTGATGTAGAAAATGTTGATGCCATATTGCCTCCAAATTTATATTATGTTTCCACGTTTGTCCATGTTTGACTTGCGTTTACGTCAATATCATTCCAGGTAATAACACCTGGACCTGTTACTGAAGATGTTAATTGATTAGTTGTTGCCGCTATTACAGCCTTAGCTACAATGGTCACCGATCCGCTGGCCACGGTCCCCGCTAAGTTGGTCGTGACTGCCACATCAGCAGCTCCTTTTGGTGTCATAGTACCAAGGCTCGATGTAAGTGCGTTAGTAGTAACTAATACGTTGGCCGCACCTACAAAACCTAAGCTACCGATAGCTATGTTAGCTATATTGGTTGTTGGTGTAACATCAGCGTTCGCGGA